GTGGAGAAAGAGACCGAGGCAATGCTATACGGGACGCTGTTCCATACAGCCGCCGAGGAATATATACGCGATGATACGCCGCTCCCTGAGAAGTTCAGGTTTGCGGAGAAGTCTCTGAATAACCTGAAAGATCGTCCCGGCGAGAAGCTATGCGAGTATAAGTTCGGGCTTACTGAGAACCTAGAACCGTGTGGTTTCTTTGATGACGACGTATGGTTCAGAGGTATTGCAGACCTTATCATACTAGACGGTGACACCGCACGGGTTGTGGATTACAAGACGGGTAAATCCGCACGGTACGCCGACACGGGGCAGCTTGAGTTGATGGCGCTTGCTACGTTTAAGCACTTCCCCGAGATCAAGAAGGTTGAGGCAGGGCTTATGTTTGTGATAGCAGAGTCCTTGGTGAAGGATAGCTACGAAGTAGCAGCAGCGCCTATATTATGGAATAAATGGCTGAAAGACTATGCTAGAATGGAGAAGGCGTTGGAGACAAACGTATGGAACCCGCGCCCTAGTGGCCTGTGCCGTATGCACTGTGCCGTTCTCGAATGTGCCCACAACGGGAGGAACTAATGGCCTATACTAAATCCCCTCGCCCCTACGACGAAGAATACAGAAAACAAAAGGAACGTGATGAACGGAAAGAACGGAACGAACGGCAGCGTGCCAGACGTGCGATGGATAAGAAAGGTAAAGACGCTAACAAGAACGGCAAAGCCGATAAGCGTGAGGGTAAAGATATCGCCCATAAGAAGCCTTTGAGTAAAGGCGGCACTAATAAGAACGGGGTTACCGTCCAGAGCCGTAAAAGAAACCGCGCTGCGGGGGGCGCACTGAGTAAAGGTAAAACCACCCGTAAAACATAGTACGTGTAAGGAGAACTTACGTGCAGATAATAGATAACAAAGCACTGCTACTTAAAACCGCCCACCCACAGAAAGTCACAACAATACTACCCAATAGTAAAGCCGTTGGGGGTGACTCTGTATTAGTAAAGTGGGGAGTTAACGAAACTCTTGCCCTCAAGGGTCTTAACATGGACGTACCATCACCCATAACGGGTAGGTACAACTGGCCCGGTAAACACAAACCGTTCGACCACCAACGTACTACATCTGCTTTTATGACCCTGCATAAGCGGTCCTTCTGCTTTAACGAACAAGGGACAGGCAAGACTGCTAGTGCTATATGGGCATCTGACTTCCTTATGGAGCAGAAGATCATCAAGCGGGTTCTTATCATATGCCCGCTATCTATCATGGACTCGGCGTGGAGGGCGGACTTATTTAGTTTTGCTATGCACCGCAGTGTCGATATAGCCTACGGCGCTCCTGCTAAACGACGTAAAATAATATCAGGCGACGCAGACTACATAATCATAAACTATGACGGTGTGGAGATCGTAGCAGACGATATAGCTGCGGGTGGTTTCGACCTTATAATCGTGGACGAAGCTACACACTACAAGAACGCGCAGACTAAGCGTTGGAAGTCCTTGTATAAACTTCTTAAGGATGACACGTGGTTGTGGATGATGACGGGAACCCCTGCGGCGCAAGGTCCGTTGGATGCTTATGGTCTAGCTAAACTTGTTAACCCTACCAGTGTGCCAAGGTTCTTCGGGTCGTTCAGAGATCAGGTCATGTTCAAGGTGAGCAGGTTCAAGTGGGAGGTCAAGGATAGCGCAACTGAGACGGTATTCAATGCGTTACGTCCGGCCATACGCTTCACTAAAGAAGAGTGCTTGGACCTGCCGGAAATGGTTTACACCAAGAGGAAGGTGGAACTCACCCCCCAACAGAAAAAATACTACAAAGAACTCAAGAACAAGATGGTCATGCAAGCTGCGGGTGAGGAAGTCACCGCCGTCAATGCAGCCGTCAACATGAATAAGCTGCTACAGATATCAGCGGGTGCGGTCTACACCGATAAAGGCGACGCGCTAGAGTTCGATATAAAGAACAGGTACAAAGTTCTTATGGAGTCCATACAGGAGGCTAGCGGTAAAGTCCTTGTGTTCGTACCATTCAAGCACGCCATAGGTATACTGTCCGAAAAACTAACTTCAGACGGTGTAACCAACGCAGTTATACAAGGTAGCGTCCCGGTAAACAGGCGGACGGAGATATTTAAGGCTTTTCAAGAACAGCCTGACCCCCGTGTATTGGTCATCCAGCCCGCCGCTGCTTCGCACGGGGTAACGCTTACCGCTGCCAATATGGTTGTGTGGTGGGCACCGACTAGCTCACTAGAAACTTATTCGCAGGCCAACGCCCGCGTCCATAGAACAGGGCAGAAGAATAAGTGCACCGTAGTGCAGCTTCACGGATCACCTGTAGAGCAACACGTTTACGGGCTTCTTGACGCTAGAATCGACGTACACACAAAAATAATAGATTTATATAAGGAATTGCTTGACTAGCTACCCACAGCTAACTAAAGTCCACTTCTCAGAACAAATAACAGGACTAGCTAATGGAGAGCACTAAGAGCGATAAGTTAGGTAAGTTAGTAAAGGCATATATAAAAATACGGGATTTACGGGCAGAGATATCCTCCAAGTTCAAGGACGAGGATGACGGGTTGAGGGGGCAGCAGGATACTATAAAGGCTGCGCTCCTAACCCACTGCAAAGACCATGAAATAGAGAGCGTCCGTACTTCTGAGGGTATGTTCTACCGTAGCACTAAGCGGCGGTATTGGACGAGTGACTGGGAGTCTATGCACTCATTCATCCTAAAGAACGAGACACCCGAGTTTCTTGAGAAGCGGTTGAACCAGACTGCTGTTAAGCAGTTTCTGGAGGAGAACCCCGAGGTGCTTCCACCGGGGCTAAATGTGGAATCAGAATACACTGTATCAGTAAGGAAAAAATAATGGCATCTATCTATGTTCCTATCGAGGAGTTGTCAAAACGACTCACTGTATCTATACCCACTATCCGAGCTTGGGTACGTAGGGGGCAAGTCCCAACAGAAACCTACATTAAGGTGGGTAACACCTACAGGTTCTGCGTCGAAGATGTAGTGGACGCACTGCGCGGAACCAGAAGCGAAATCAAACCTGATACCAGTTGTCAGGTAAGTGATGGACCAGAAGCGTTAGCAGCGGACGTAGGCGTAGCCGAAGTCACTGTCGATACAAACACCACCCCTTCTACAGAGGTGGATGATAATCTATGAGGCGTATAAGCATACGCAATAAGGTGTTCACCGAACACCCGAGCACGGGGGAGGTAGTCGCTAGTGAGGGAGAATACGAGGCTGTTATAGTTAATGCCGCGTTCGTATCCCGAGCTTACTACGAAAGCGATTACAATGCGGATAAGCCTATGTTACCTACTTGTTGGTCAGCGGATACTCAAACCCCATCTTCTGATGTACCCGAAGGGCAACGCCAAGCTGCCAGATGCATGGACTGCTCACATAACATACGGGGGTCCGGCTACAGGAGTAGTAGGGCTTGCAGGTTCGCGCAGCAAATAGCAGTCTCCCCAGCAGGTAGGTTACATGAGGTGTACCAACTAAAGTTACCCGCTACCTCTATATTTGGGCAAGCAAGGGGCGGTCACATGCCCATGAAAGCCTACGCAGAGTTTCTTAATAGTCGTGATACTCCCGTCTTATCTATCCTAACTAAGATATATTTTGACGCGGACAGCAATACACCGAAGTTATTCTTCAGACCAACTCGCCCTCTACGGGATGAAGAATTAAATGTAGTAACAGAGATGATGTCTCACCCTGATACGTTACGGGCGATCACTCTGGACTACACACCATTCGAGGGCAGCATAGAATCCCCGTTCGGAGTTACAGACGGGTTTCAACACTAGGAGAAGTAATATGGCTGACAAGCCTAAAGCAATACCGTTTATGATTGGTCAAGTAGAAGCACGGTGGCCGCGCCTCAATACCACTTACAGGTTTGACAATAAGGAAAAGCGCTCAGTACCCTGTGACGTTTTTGACGATGGGGCCAAGTACGAAGTAAGTTTTCGTATGTCCGGCGCTCAAGCTAAGAAGCTGTTCTCAGAGATGAAGGCAGCATACACCGCTAAATCTGTGGATGGCTGGCCCGATAAGTTTGATAACCCGTTCACTAAGGAAGAAGGGGGTACTTATACGTTTAAGGCTTCTTTGAAGGGGGCATATGGTAAGGATGCAACACGGAAGCCGGTACAGTATGACGCTACCAACGTCAAGCTACCTGATGACTTTATGCTTACTACGGGCAGCACTATAAACATCGCGGGGGTATATGTGCCATACCACGCTAGTATGGGTACTGGAGTATCCTTGCGGTTGAACGCTGTCCAAGTCACCAACTATGTGCCTACGCAGATGTCCTCTCCGTTTGAGGCAACCGAGGGCTTTGAAGCAGAGGGGGGTAATCCTTTTGCAGTTGTTGATGAGCCAGATATCGACCCGGTAGAAGTTGAAAAGACCGAAGAGACCGAAGAGCCTAAGAAGGTAAATAAGAAAGATAGCGCTGGCGGAGGGACTGATCCTGACCTAGATGCTATAATGGACGCTTGGGACTAATATACTAGGTCAGTCCAACGTAACATAGACTGCGACCGCTGGATGCCCTCTATTTCAGGGGTCGCAGTCCCTTCTCAGGTGAATAAATGGAAACAAAAACATTTCTAGAGAAGGTACTATCGGGGAGTGGCAATTACTGTGTGTTTGCAGCGCGTCCGAGTGACGGTAAGCTCATACAGAAATTCTACGACACGGTAAGTGCCGTAATAGATACGGCGTATGACCTAGACAGTAATGGTTATGACGCGTATTTCGCACTATCTACTTTTGAGGAGCCTTCCTCCCGTAAGGTAGATAACGTAAAAGAACTTAACTCATTTTTCTTAGACCTCGACTGCGGACCTAGCAAAGATTACCCCGACCAATCGTCTGCTATGGTGGCTTTACGTACTTTTTGCGCCACCACAGGGCTACCCAGACCTCTAATGATAAACTCAGGTCGCGGTATCCACGCGTACTGGATATTGGACGAGGCTGCGGGCATAGATAATTGGTTACCTGTAGCAGATAAACTGAAGCGGACTTGTGCAGAGCATAAGTTGTTTGCAGACCCCTCGGTCACTGCCGACGCCGCCCGTGTGTTACGCATACCGGGCACTCATAATTATAAAGGTGACCCACCGATACCTGTTACCTTCTTTGGTATGGAGGTACCTGAACCCCTTAGTTTAGAAGCATTTGCGGCGCATCTTGGTGAAGACATAGCACCACCACCCAGTAAGTTCATACCCGGCAGTTCAAACGCTGTCATGGACGCGCTACTAGGCAGTAACGTCAACTCATTCAAGGATATAATGGGTAAGACCCAACAGGGGGCCGGGTGCAAACAACTAAGTAATATACTAACCAAACAAGCCGAAACGTCTGAGCCGCTATGGAGAGCGGGGCTATCTATCGCCAAGTTTTGCGAGGATGGAGATAAAGCGGCAGTTATGCTGTCTGCAAACCACCCCGACTACGATGCGTATGAGACTACGAAGAAGATGGGTTCTATAAAGGGTCCGTACCGGTGCGTCACGTTTGATGAATACGAACCCGGTATATGCACGGACTGCCCGAATTGGGGTAAGGTAAAGTCGCCTATATCTCTGGGTAGTAGAATACGTGCAGCTACGGAAGAAGATAACGTAGTGGAGGGGCGCTCCTTAGTTTTACCCAACGCCCCCGTAAACACTTACAACATACCTACCTACCCATACCCCTATTTTCGTGGGGCTAATGGTGGAGTGTATGTACGAAATACTGCGCCTGACGGCAGTGTTGAAGAAGTCGCTGTATACCACAACGACATATACGTAGTACGCAGGATACGCGACCCCGAGATAGGGGAAGCACTAATGATACGGTTACACTTACCAAAAGGTGATGTGCGAGAGTTCACCGTATCCCTTTCAGCAGTAACATCCCGAGAAGAGTTCCGTAAGCAAATGGCTTTTCAAGGGGTAGCAATAACAAGGATGGAAAGCCTAATGAAGTATACTCTAGACTGGGTTAATGAATTACAGGGTGAGGGTCTACCCGACGAAGCACGTAAGCAGTTTGGTTGGACTGATGCAGATTTCAGTTCTTTTGTGATCGGCAACCAAGAAATCAAGGCAGACCGGGTAGATTTTAACCCGCCTTCTTCTCAGACGATGGGGCTGTTCCCCGCGTTCGTGCCTGTGGGCACTCTGGATAAGTGGAAGGAGACCGTGGATTTCTATAACCGCGACGGTTTCGAGCTACACCAATATGTACTGGGAACCGCTTTCGGCTCAGTGTTGATGCAGATGTCCCCGGTAAACTGTGCGGGACT